GCCCAACTAGAAGCCGGCTCCTTCCCCACCAGCTACATCCCCACCACCACCGCAGCCGCCACCAGGAGCGCCGACGTGGTGAGTATCACCGGCACTAATTTCAGCAGCTGGTATCGGCAGGATGAAGGGACAGTCTTCGTGAAAGCTACCAACAGGGAAACCTATCCCGGCGCCGATGTATTTCCGTATCTAGCTCAGATTGATGATGGCACGAACAACAATCGAGTTTCACTTGACTTCAGTGTGCTACTAAGTGGCTATAGATACAACCTGGCGGTGATAAGCGGTGGCTTTACTCAATTTGAAACCGGCCCATTTGGAATCACCCAAAGCTCTGCACGATGGGCAGCCGGGTTGAGATCGAGTAATTTCGCTTCGGCTGTTTCCGTTTCACCGGGAACCGTTTTTACAAGCACAAGCGGGACACTGCCTGGCGCAATGACTCAACTGCGGATCGGAGCTGGCTTCGGCAAGGCGTTTTCCGGCACCATCCGCCGCCTCACCTATTGGCCGGCACGACTCCCCGATGCCACCCTCCAAGCCCTGACCCGATGACCCACTACCTCCGCTTCCCCGACGAATCCACCGGCATGGCAGCGCTGGCTGCAGCAGGCCTGCTGGTCACCGATCCCGACACTGGCGAGCACCAGCCGATCACGGCCAGCCACAGCCATGCACTCGATGTCGTCGGCCCGATCTGGGTCGGCGGCAGCTGGGATCCGGAGACCGGCGAGGCGATCGAGCTGCCGACCCTGCTCGACGGCTGGCACGTGAACTATCGCGGCGAGTTGCCCGACGGCTGGGATGCCTGGCTGGTGACGCCGAAGCGGCCGCGGAGGGTCTTCGCATGACGAGCCGTCGCGAGTCGATCATGGCTCACATCACCAGCCTCCTGGCTGGGACCGTGGGCGTGAGCACCAGGATCTACCGCAGCCGCACCGAGGCGTTTGCCCGGGCTGAATCCGGCGCGATCGTGATCGAGCCTGGCATCGACCGTGCGCAGGTCATCGCCAACTGCAAATTGGAATGGTCGCTGGAGGTGAACATCGCGGTCTATTTCCGCGGTGCGATCCCCGATCAGCTGGCGGATCCCACCATCGTCAGCCTGCACTCCAAGGTCATGGCTGATCGGACCCTGGGCGGCCGGGCGATCGACATCGTGCCGACATCGGTTGATCCGCAGATCCAGCCAGGCGACCAGCCCTCAGCCTGGATCGTCTGCGCCTACCTGGTGCGATACCGAACCAGCGCTGCGGCGATCAACGCCGCGTAACCTGAACACATCAATCAGCTGTCATGGCCCGATCCATCTCTCGCGACATCCCACCGCTGCCCACCGAGGGCGGCACCTACGAGCTGCGTGATGGCAGCTGGGAATGCGTCCAGCGGACCCTGGCGCCAGGTGATGCGCCACCGCCTCAGCCCGAGGCACCAGCCCCACTCCCCACCACTGAGGATTGATCATGCCCATCTGGCGCAATCGACTGGCACTCGTCAAGAGCGAGTCCACTTATGGCACTTCAGCAGCTCCAGCTGTCACTGATGCGCTGCTGTTCACTGAGCTGGATGTTGAGCAGCTGGCCCTGGAGCTGGCCGAGCGCGAGACGATCCAGGCATTCATGGGCCATCGGGCCAGCCTGGTCACACAGCGCTCGGTGGCCGTGAACCCAACGGTCGAGTTCGCCGCCAGCGGCACGGCCGGCACCGCGCCCCGCTGGGGCGTGCTGATGAAGGCCTGCGGCTGCAGCGAGACGATCGTGCCAGCCAGCCCTGGCCCGGGCAGCGTGACCTATGCGCCGGTGTCCACTGGCTTCAGCAGCTACACACTGGACTTCTACGCCGACAACGGATCCACTCAGATCGTGACCGGCATCCGTGGTAATGCCGAGATCACGATGGAGGCCGGCTCGATCCCGACGCTGGCATTCAGCCAGATGGGGCGGTTCGCTGCTCCCACCGGCCTGGCGCTGCCGACGCCGACCTACTCGGCGCAGGGTGCTCCTGTGGTGGTGAACAGCGCCAATACGACCAGCGTGAGCGTGCATGGCGTCAGCGCATGCCTGTCGTCGTTCTCGTTCAGCCTGGGGGTCGAGATGGTGTTCCGCCAGCTGGCTGGCTGCACCCAGCAGGTGATCATCACTGATCGCAAGCCGACCGGTTCGATCACGATTGAGCTGCCTGCATTCGCGACACAGGATTTCCTGAACCTCTGCAGCACGCAGGCGACTGGCGCGATCAGCTGGGTGCATTCAGGTGGTGCCGGCAACATCATCACGTTCACCGCCAGCACCTGTGCATTCGATGCACCGACCATCAGCGAGATGGATCAGGTGACCATGATCACGCTGCCGTTCCGGGCATTGCCAAGCGGCAGCGGCAACAACGAGTTCTCCCTCGCTCTGACCTGATGGCATTCGTTCTCCAGCAGAAGCCCACCTACACATGGCCGGTTGTTCTGCTGATCCCGGTTGATGGCGGCACCCGCCAGAAAGCCACGTTCGATGGTGAGTTCAGGCGACTGCCGCAGTCGCGGATCAATGAGATCATCCGCACCGCTCGCCTCATGGAGCTGGGTCGCGCGGATGATGACGACATGCTCGACGACAAGACCGCAGCCCGCGAGATCCTCGTGGGCTGGGGTGGTGTCGTGGACGCTGACAACCAGCCGATTCCGTTCTCGGACCATGCGCTGTCTCAGCTGCTGGAGATTCCGACGGTCGCAGGCCAGATCATCAAGGCCTGGTTCAACTCGATGGACGTCGCAAAAAAGCCAACCTGACCGGCGCTGTCGACTACCTGTGGAACACCACAGCCCAGGACAGCAGCCAGCTGCAGCGCGACCTGGCGGCCTATGGCATGGATCCATCCATGCTGCCGCATCATCTGCGCCAGCCGGCGACCTACGAGCTGTGGCCCGAGCACGAGGCTGCAGTGCAGATGTTCCTGCGCTGCGGCACTCAATGGCGATCGGGCCCCAATGGACTGATCGGCCTCGACTACGCCATCGTGCTGGCGCTCATGGATCTCTACGCTGTGCCTGAGAAGACTCGTGCTCTGGAGGATCTGCAGGTCATGGAGGCGCATGCGCTGGAGCTGATGGCACGTGATGCCAAACGTGAGGCAGCGCGCGCTAAGGCCGCTGGAGGGCGCCGCTGATGGCGATGAACCTCGATGCGGTCCTGCGCGTTGCAGCGAAGGTCGTCGGCCTGCAGGAGGTGACCGGCCTGGAGAAGGCCATCGCCAAAGTCGACAAGGCTGCCGGTGAGATGCAGACCGCGTTCAAGGGTGTCATCAATTCCGCGGCATGGCAGGGTGCTGCGGTCGGCGCGGCAGGCATCGTGGCCGGCCTGGCGCTGAGCACCCGGGCGGCGATTGAGTTCGAGGCCGCCATGGCGGATGTGCGCAAGGTCGTCTCTGGCCTCGACACACCGCAGGGCATGAAGGATATTCGGCAGGAGATATTTGCCCTAAGCCGTGAGATCCCGATCAGCGCACAGGGATTCGCGGAGATGTACGCCGCCGCTGGATCAGCTGGCATTGCACGAGCGGAGCTCAAGGCCTTTGCCAGGGATGTGTCAATGGTCGCCGTGGCGTTCGATATGACGGCCGGCGATGCGGGTACAGCCATGGCCAAGATCCGCACGAACCTCGGCCTGACACAGCCTCAGCTGCGGCTGCTGGCTGATGCTGTGAACCATCTGTCCAACAGCATGGCGTCCACCGCCCCGCAGCTGATCGACTTCCTGCGTCGCACCGCCAGCCAAGGCAAACAGGCGGGCTTGACAGCCCAGCAGACCGCAGCGCTCGGTTCGGCGATGATCGCCGCCGGCGCCGAGGCGGAGGTCGCTGGCACGTCGTTCAATAACATGCTCCGAGCGCTGACGAAAGGCTCAAGCATGACCGAGCGGCAGACCGCAGCGCTGGTCAAGCTCGGCTTCGCCACGGCCGGCGCCGCTGATGCCCAGCAGCAGCTGACCCGGGAGGCCGAGAACCAGAGCCGGCTGAGGGTGGAGGCGGTCGAGCGCGAGAGCAGGCTGGTGATCGGCGAGATCGAGCGGCGGTATCGGCGCATGTCGCAGATCCAGAGCGACGCAGCGGACGACGAGCTGCGCCAATGGAGCCGAGCGCAGGACGACCGGTTCAGCGTGCAGGAGCGCCGGCTGCAGCGCCAGCAGCAGGCCGAGATCGATGCGGCCAACGAACGCGCCAAGCTGCAGCGGCGTGACGCCAAGGCGGAGATCAATGCGATCGAGGATCGCTACGACCAGCTGCGCACGACGCTGCAGCGCCAGCAGGAGGACGAGCGGATTCAATACCAGCGGGCCGCCAGGGATCGCCAGCAAGACCTGCGCGATTCATTGCAGGAGCGTGAGCGACTGGAGAAGGAAGCCGCTGAGCAGCGATTCCGAGAGATGAAGCGGATTGAGGAGATGCGCGCCAAGGAGGCCAAGGCTGCAGCTGAGGCCGCAGCAAAGGCCATCACCGCTGAGCTAGGCCCCAAGCTGGCGCAGCGCATGCAGCAGGATGCGATCGGCACGATCCGAGATGTATTCGAGAGGATCAAGGCATTGCCAAAGGCTATGCAAATGAGCGTCATCTCTGATCTGTTCGGTGATGAAGCGCGAGCCTTGGCGCCGCTGATCGAGAACACACAGCTGTTCGAGAAGTCCCTGGCGCTGGTCGCGAGTCAGGGTGAGTACGCCGGGTCAACACTGCGAGAGTTCCAGTCCAGGATCTCGACCACAGCGTCTGACATCCAGCTGGCGCAGAACAGGATGGACGAGCTGGCGATCGCCGTGGGCGAGAACCTGCTGCCAGCCGTCAAGGCGCTGGCTGATGCGCTGGGACCACTGATCGGCGCGATCGGTGCGATCGCACAGGTCCCGGTGTTGGGCCCACTGGTCATCAGCCTGACGGCGCTGGCGGCTGTGGTCGTGATCCTGGCGCCCGGCATCCTGGCGTTGACCACGCTGCTCAGCGGCCTGTCGGCCGTGCTGCCTGGCATTGCAACTGTGCTGATTGTGATTGCACTGCCGCTGCTCAAGCTGGTGGCCATTGTCGGCCTGGTCGTCGGTGGGTTGGTACTGCTCGGCGTTGCACTCAAGGCTGTCTGGGACAGCCGAGCGCAGATCGGTCAGTTCCTGTCCTGGCTTGGTAGCCAATTCGTGAACATGCTTAAAGCCGTGAGCGCATTCTTTACGGCAGTCGGCAGGCAGGTCACGACCTTTTTCTCGTGGCTTAACGACCAGATATTCAAGGCCTACGACTGGGTGATCAAAGGGGCTCAGAACAATCTCAAGGCAATTGGTGACTTCGCAACCAAGCTCTGGACCACGGTAGTTACCACGATCAAGCGCATCATCAATGGAATCATGGCCGCGATTGCCAACACTATCAACATGGCAATCAATGGCATCAATGCAATCATCGGCCGGGTGAACAGCCTGCCGCGCAAGGTCGGCATCAACGTCTCGATCCCGACGATTCCGAACCTGCCGGTGCCGCAGTTCGCTGATGGCGGCTTCGTCACCAGGCCCACGATCGGGTTGGTGGGTGAGGGCGGCGAGCCGGAGTACATCATCCCGGCCAGCCGCATGAACGCCGCCGCAGCCGCCTATCAGGCTGGCGCACGTGGGGCTGATGTCCTGGCAGCCCGAGGCACTGCAGCGCCGGTGATCAACATCACCACGGGCCCCGTGCTGCGCACACCAGACGGTCAGGAGTGGGTCACCACGGCCGATCTGGAGCGCGCCATGCGCACCACGGCTGATGCGGTCCTGGGCCGCGTCAGGACACCAGCAGGGCGGCAGCTGCTGGGCATCCGATGACGCTGGCGCGCAGTCAGTTCCTGCGAGTGTTCGATGCCGCTGGCGTGACGCATCACCGCTGGCAGAGCTACCACGTCTGGACGACCGTCAGCTGGGATGGTGCCAGCTGGCAGTACCACCCGTTCGAGTCGAGCGGCATCGTGGCCGGCATGACCGGTGACGAGGGCGGCATGACGATCACGCTGCCAGCGACGCCAACAGCGCTGCGCATGGTCGATCAAGCCCTGGCGCTGCGGCATCGGATCGAGCTGCGGATCTATCAGTTCCAGGCGACCACCAACGACTCAGCGCCACCACCCGGGCAGTCGCTCGTGGCCACGTTCACAGGTGAGCCTGTGACATGCAGCAGCACGCTGACCGAGCTGCGCCTGGAGCTCGGCAGCCTCCTCTCGCCGGTCGGCGCGGCGATCCCTCCACGCACGTTCTCCACTCGCCTGATCGGCGTAGGGTGCCGTCTATGAGCCTGTTCATCTCCGACCCGCTGGCGATGGTCAGCATCGAGGCCGGCCTCGTGCGGTCGCCGCTCAGCGATGCCGCCGCCGCCGGCGAGCAGCAGCTCGATGGCGACCAGCGCAGTGCAGTACTGGGCGAGCCGATCCCGGTTGTGTTCTGCCGCCGTGATGAGGCGAATGGCAGCGGTGGCGTGCTGGTGGCTCCGGCCGCCACAGAGGCCCGGTTCACGAACGACGCCAACAATGCCGTCACCGCCTACTACCACCTGGTCGTCAGCGAGGGGCAGATCGGATCGATTCAAGTGCGCGACGTGCTCCAGGGTCCATGCCGTCGTGGCAGCCACAGCCAGACGTACAACCGCCGGGCTGGCACGTGGACGCCGGGCAACTTCATCCAGGACCGGAATCGTGGCCCGCGAAGGTTCTTCGCCACGCAACTGGGCGGCATAGATCAGGACGCGACCAATGCGTTCAACCTGCTCGGGCAGGTAGCACTGACCGATCCGGCGCAGCTCACGACATACCCATTCAACTATTACGCCACCTGGTATGAAGCGACCCTAACCAACCCAGCGGCGCCTGAGGATCACAACTCCTGGAACTACGTTATCCCTGGCGTTACATCAGGGTATGTAACGTATGCGAAGACAATCGCGGCGACAGATTACGAAGTACCTGATGCCAGCTTTTACTGCGGATCAATAGGTGTTTACACCGGGTTGTCCACGTTGTCGTTCAGTGTCACCACTCCGAACGGCAGCGACGCATGGAAGCAGCAGGTGCACCTGTTCATCCGCAATGGCATCGAGGTTCCGCGGCTGATCGAGGGCACCATCGGCAGCAGCCGGAACTATGCCGACCTGGTGCAGTGGGCACTGGTGAACTGCGCGCAGATCCCTAGCAGCCTGATTGATTCGACTGCTCTTCTGGCCGCGGCCAACTTCATGGTCGCCAATGGCATGAGCTGCGATATGGAGATCCGGGAATCAGGCAATCTGTCCGACTTCCTGGCACGGCTGGCGCCGTATTTCCTGCTGGCCGATACAAGGAACAACGGGCAGCGGGGGCTGCGGCCACTGCTGCCGATCAACAACGATCACACCATCCGGACTACTGCATTGTCGCCCGTGGCGACCTTCACGGAGGAGCACATCCAGCCCGGCAGCTGGCAGGTTCAGCACGTGAGCCTGCAGGATCGAGCGCCGTTCTGCGTGCAGGTGCTGTGGCGCCAGCAGAACAATGACGGCAGCGCGATCATCCGCACCAGCGAGATCCGGTACCGAGATGAGGCGCAGGATGGTCCGTTCGAGCAGCACGATCTCAGCGGGTTCTGCACGCGTGAGAACCACGCCGTGCGAGTCGGCGCCTACATCCGCGCCAGGCGGCGCCATGTGACGCACACAGCGCGGCTGCAGCTCCGCAGCCTTACCACTGCGCTGGCGCCCGGCGACCTGGTGCGGGTGACGCTGCAGCGCAGCGCTGAGGGCATGAACCCCAGCGCTCACAACTACCTCTACGAGATCGCCAACATCGGCCAGTCGGTCAGCGGCGAGGTATCACTCGACTTGGTCCATTGCCCGGTCGATCGGCAGGGCCGCAGCCTGGTGGCGCTGGACGTGGCGGCTGCCACGGGATCAGGCATCATCCTGCCCAGCAGCCGCACTGGCGAGAGCTGTGATCTCAACTCACCGAGTGATACGTCGGTACCAGCGGAGACGGGTATGACTGGCACGCCGCTGGATCAGCAGTGGGTGATGGGTCCGCCGGTGCCTGGCGAGGAGGTCCCAGATGTGGAGCTGTTCAACCCGGACGAGCACGCCAGCCTGATGTTCCAGGCGGTTGAGTGGTCGGGCATGCAGCTCGTGATCACGGTGCGAGTGGCGCCCACCGGCCGGGCCGCAGCGGTGGGGCTGGGCGCATTGCAGGCGACGATCACGGGATCATCGGTGGCGGTCGATGCGACCGGCGCACTCGTGGTCCCGCAGCCTGGCAGCTTGCCAAGCGTCAATCAGACGGTGCAGGTCGTTGATGAATGGAGCACCTACGACGACTTCGCGACCATGCCGGTCCCGCCTGCGGATCGAGTATTCGAGGCGCAGCTGCGGGTTAATTTCTCAGCCGGCGACCTGCCACCTGCTGGTGTGAGGTACAGGCTGACGCTCAACGTGTCGTCCACCAGCGGCGGCTTCAAGACCGTGGAGATCCTGAACCAAGGCATTGCATGGTTTGACTGGTTCGTGCCGAATGCCAGCGACACACCGGCAGGATCAGCGCCGGGGATTGTCTACTCGCAGTCGTCTGTACTGACAGGCCTGCAAGCTGCAGGTGTGGCAGAGATGCAGAACGGCACGTTCAAGTCGACCACGCAGACTGCAACAACGATCAGCGCAGGCGAGCACTGGATTGCCATGGACCTGGGCAGCGTGAGACCGATCGTCGGGATTGTGGTCGGAGCATTGCCGGATGGCAGCTACTGGGATCCGCACATGCCGGATGGCGACCATTTCAATCCGTCGTTGTTCGAGACATCGCCTGGCAATTATGTCTACCCAACGCTTCTCAACACCGACTTGATCCAAGCATCGAACGATGGAGCAATATGGCGCACGGTGTGTCCAGCTATAGGCTCAGACGAAACCGGATCCTCTCGTTGGCCACTGTTCCCCGGTAGCTCGAATCCAGTCTTCCACGAGTACACAACTGGCGCGTCGCCCGTGCCAGAGCGAGAGTTCTTTGAGTACACATTGGGCAACCCAATCAGTGACTACGACTATTCGCTGGCGGCTCAGGATGTTGCTTATGCGCCACGGATTCCGGCAGGGCTCAGCGCTCGCTACATCCGCATCTACAAGCCGGCATCGGACTATGGGCCGCAGTGCCTATCGGTCACTGAGTTCTACGTGAAGGTTCGCTCTACCTGATATGCCAGCGTTCCCCGCACTCCCTCCCAGCAGCCGGACCTTCACGCCAGGCGGCTACAGCCATGCGGCCTACCAGTCGCTGGATGGGCGGCAGACGAACGTGGCGCACAGCAACGCCATGATCTCCAGTCGCCTGGCGCTGCGATTCATCGGGCTCAGCGAGAGCGACATGCTCACCATCCTGGCCCACTACCACGGGCGGCTCGGCAGCTTCGCGTCGTTTCAGGTGCCGGCCGAGACGTTCTCGGCGTTCCCGGGGATCGTGGTCGGCACTGGCGCAGCAGGTGCATTCGGCAACTACCGCTGGCGGTACGCCTCCTCTCCCGCGGTCGAGGAGTTCCCCAGTGCAGCCGACGACATCCGGTTCACCGTGGCGGTGACGCTGGAGACGGTGCCGCCGATCGGTGCGATCGTCGCCGGCGCTGTGTTCGCTCTGCCGGTGACGCTGGCCGCAGGGGCGGTGACCGCCAGCAGCGCCGTGAGCGGCGTGAACCTACCGATCAGCTGGAGCCTGGCCGCAGGACCGGCCGCGGCCTATCTGGCGCCAGGCGCCAGCCTCTCCATCGCCTGGACGCTGGCCGCTGGAGCAGTCGACGTAGAGGTCGGTGGCATGAACCGCTCGATCAGCTGGAGCCTGGCCGCTGGGGCTGCCACCAACCTGGCGCCAGGTATGAACATTGCGGTCTCCTGGGCCGTGGTCGGCGGCGCTGCCAGTTCCTCGTAGGGTGGATGCTCCTCTCTCTCATCAGATGGATCGACGATTCAAGGTGGCACTGATCACGGCCACACCAGAGCCTC